GACTTCATTAAAGATCACATGGAGAACAACAGAGATGACTAGATATGCAGTAATGTTTGAAATAGAGCATGGTCTTTGGGAATACATGCGAGAGAACAGTGCAGTGTTTGACAACAACACACCAGTAAAAGTGTTTGACCTGTTAGCCGCAGCACAGGCAGCAGCAGACACATGGAACACAGGCAGGGTAGTGGAGTGGAAGGAACCTAAGAGTGATAACAGTTGAGCATGAGTTTGATGGCACTGTAGTCACCATCGTAGACCCCGAAGGGAAATATGAAGATGTCCAGCTTATCTCTGATAGTAGTGGTTGGTACATACGTCAATGGAATGAGGATCTTGGTGGTTATGAGGTTGTAGAACTGTCAAGCACATCATTCAACCTTTTGCTGCAATCACTAACCTTGCCAGAGGGTGCATATATAGTGGAGTTTAAGAACGATGACTAAATTACCAGAGGGGCGTAAGCCCTTACCAAAAGAATGGTTTGTGGATAGGGCTAAGACTATCAGCCCCATGACAGACGAAGAGCGTAACCGTGCTAAAGAGCGTGAGGAGAGCAATAAGAATGACGACTGATGAAATCCTACACATGTGTCAGAGACTGGCACGTAAATATAAGAACCGCCAAGAGTACAATGACTTGGTTCAAGAGGGTTTCTTAGCTTGCCTAGAAGCTCTTGAGAAAAACCCCGAAGCGTACCCCGCACGTCTATATTGGGATGCTACTACAAGAATACACTACTATGCGAACTTCAACAACTTACCAGTAAGAGTTCCAAAGTCAGGTATGTCTGTCAAAATGAGTAGGAATCGTGGCATGTCCGATGAAGAGTTGAAAGAGGGAAGTGAGGGTTGGACTGATGAAGGTATTAGACTTCTAAGGGTTGCTCTTGACTCAGAGTCAGTGGAATTGGATAAGCTGGATGAGCATGAGCTTTCATCAGAAAGTCTTATCATTAAGGCAGAGTTCTCACACGAACTTAATAAAAGACTATCAGAAAACTTAACAGAAAATGAACAGATCATGGTCTTTATGTTATTTGAGGAAGGTATGACAAAAGAGGAGTGTGGAGACTTCTTTGGGATCAGCAGACAGGCCTTCACTAAAAGGGAAGAAAAGCTGTTAGATAAGATTAGGGCTATAGTTGCTGACATGCAACACCCCTAGTTTTTCTTTCAAATTTGGTTGCGTTGGGCTGATTTAAAACAGTATTAACTTATGTTCCCCTCTTACGAAAGGCCGTAGGTTAAGGTCCACCCACTATATAGGATTTAGTATGAAACATGAGAATATCACAGGTAAGCCCTGTCCCTTTATTGACTGTGGTTCATCAGATGCATTTAGCTATAACACCCGTGGTTTTGGTAAGTGCTTCTCTTGTGACCGTAGTTACCCGTCCCGTGGAAAAGTATTCGATTGGGCTAAGGCAGAGTACCCACTAGCTGATGGTTTTAACAGTGACGAGATGGAAGTTCAAAGCAGTCAGCCAAAGAGTGACAAGTGGGCTTACACTCCTATGCGTGGTTTGTCAGAGCGTACGATGGAAACATATGACGTTAAGACATACGGTAAAACACATCAGGAGTATGCCTACCCCTCTGGTGGTGTGAAGACACGTAATCTACGGGAGAAGGCATTCTACACTAGCAAAGGTTTCCCTACAGACGAGCTATGGGGTATGGATAAGTTTGCTGCTGGTTGCTCTAAAGTTCTGACAATCACAGAGGGTGAAATTGACGCTATGTCTGCACACCAGATGCTGCGTGACTCTAACCCTAATAGTGTGTGGCCTGTGGTATCGCTACCATCAGCTACTCCATCCAAAAACCTCTGGGAAAAGTGTAAGCCTTACCTAGATAGCTTTACTAAGCTAGTCCTGTCTGTAGACAACGATGAAGCTGGTAATGCTGTGGCAGACAAGTTGGCTAAGTTGTTTCCTAACAAGGTGTACCGAGTAGCTCATGGCAAACACAAGGATGCTAATGACTTCTTGACCAACAAGGATCAGGCTGAGTTTAAGGGTGCGTGGTTTAATGCTGTAAAGTATACACCAGACAACGTGCTTAACACGGCTGACCAATTCTTGTCGTTATACCATGACACACCTGAGCATCAGTACGTCCCCACAGGAATTAACGAACTAGATGCAAAGATACTTGGTTTGATGCAAGGTCACTTTACTGTTATTAAGGCACCAACAGGTATTGGTAAGACTGAGATCATGCGTTACTTGGAATACAATATGATTAAACGTGGCGTACCTATTGCTGCTTGGCACCTAGAAGAAACAAAGCTACGCTCACTGCTTGGTTTGGTTTCCTACGAGCTAAACGATAACATGACACGCAGAGACCTAATTGAAGCTAAGGACTCTGAGGAACAGGTTGTAGGGGCTATCAGAACGCTTACAGCGGACGAGAAGTTTTACCAGTTCTTCTTGCATGACGGACAAGGTGCAGAGGAGTTGTGTGACCAGATACGTTTCTTTAGTCAAGCCTGTGATTGTAAGTTTGTGTTCTTTGAACCTATTCAGGATGTAGTTACAGGTAGCACTGAGGAAAGCAAGGAGCAACAGTTGGCTGACTTATCTGTGCGGTTGTCTAAGATGGCAGCAGACCTGAACGTAGGCATTGTCACTATCGCACACACTAACGAGAACGGAGACCCAAAGTATTGTAAGATGATTGGTCAACGTGCCTCTGTTATCATAGACTTACAACGTGATAAGGACGCAGATGGTGAAGAACGAAACACAACATACATTCGAGTAGAGAAAAACCGTCCCTGCTCACAAGAGGGCCAAGCTGGTAAGATGCGGTTTAACCCTGACACGTTTACACTTAAAGAGGTACTATAATGATTATAGCTTGGTGGTCTGCAGGGGTTACTAGCGCAGTAGCAACTAAACTTGCTATTGAGGAGTTCGGGGTGGATAATGTACTACCTGTGTATTTCCAGATTGACTCTGCGCACAAAGACAACAAAAGGTTCATGCGTAAGTGTGAAGAGTGGTACGGCAGGAAGATACATGTAGAGCGTTCACCTGACTTCAAAGACCAGTATGATGTCATTGAGAAGACCAAGTATGTCAATGGTCCTAGTGGTGCTAGATGTACGATGGAACTAAAGAAGAAGGTTCGTCAACGTGTGGAATCAGAGATGGATTTTGATGGGCAAGTCTTTGGCTTTGAGTACGAAAAGCGTGAGGTTAATCGTGCGCTGCGTTTCAAGGAGCAGTACCCACAAACAAAAGCGTTCTTTCCTTTAATTGAACGTGGGATGACTAAGAGAGAGTGCTTGTACTTCCTTGAGAAAGAGGGTATAAAGCGACCTCACATGTACAAGTTGGGTTACAAGAATAACAACTGTATTGGTTGTGTTAAAGGTGGTGCTGGCTATTGGAACAAGATACGTCAGGATTTCCCAGAACACTTTGATCGCATGGCTAAGTTAGAGCGACAGATTGGACACTCTTGTATGACTAACGAGTTCTTAGATGAACTAAACCCCAAGAAGGGCCACAAGCAAAGGTTGGTATTACCTGACTGTGGTAACTTCTGTGACATTGAGTTTGGAGACTTAAGTCACCCCGATTTAGAAGAGGTCTTTGTTGACCCTAAACTGTTAAGGAGCAAATAGTGGCAGTATTCGACATTGAAACTGATGGCCTAGTTAGCACCAAGATACACGTCCTGTCTTGGTCTACTGACAATGGTAAGACTGTGCATCACACACATGACTACGACGAAATGCGTAAGTTCTTTTCCGATGCAGAGGTTCTTATCGGCCACAACATTATCAGGTTCGACATCCCAGCAGTGGAAAAAGTGCTAGGCGTAAAGGTAAAGGCACGTCTGATCGACACGCTGACCCTGTCTTGGTACATCAACCATTATCGTGGTCGTCATGGGCTTGAGGGTTACGGTGAGGACTATGGTGTACCAAAGCCTAAGATCACGGACTGGGAAAGCCTTACACCAGAGGAATATGCCCACCGCTGTGACGAGGATGTAAAGATCAACGGTCGTCTATGGCGTGACCTTAACTACAAGCTGCTAGAGCTATACGACAGCCAAGAAGAGGCAGACCGCTTGATTGATTACCTTACGTTCAAGCTACAGTGTGCAGCAGAGCAGGAGTCCCTGCAGTGGAAATTAGACGTGGGGAAGGCTAAGGGTTATCTTGAAGAGTGGGAGAAGCTCAAGGAAGAGAAGATCGAGCAACTAGCTGATGCTATGCCCCCTGTCATCAAGTACAAGGATGTCATGCGCCCCGATAAGCTATACAAGAAGGATGGTAGCATTACTGTAGCTGCAGAGAAATGGTATGACTATTGCGCTGAGTACAAGCGTCACCCAGACATGCCAAAGATTACTGTAGTTCACAGCAAAGAGCGAGCTAACCCTAACTCAAACGAGCAGGTTAAGCGTTGGTTAGAAGACCTTGGTTGGCAACCAAAGACCTTCAAGGAAATACGAAACAAAGTAACTGGAGAATATCGAAGTGTGCCGCAAATACGCAGAGACGGAGAACTATGCCCATCGGTTCTTGAACTGGTCGAACAGGAACCCGCTATTAGTCTTCTTGATGGCCTGTCTGTTCTTTCTCATCGTATTGGAGTCCTTAGATCTATGGTTGAAGCAGAGCGTGAGGGATACGTGCAAGCAACTATCGCAGGGTTCACTAACACTCTCCGATTCCGACACGCAAAACCTCTTGTCAACCTGCCATCGGTTGAACGTAAATATGGAGCAGAAATCAGAGGATGCCTAACAGCACCAGAAGGTTACACTTTGTGTGGTTCAGACATGACATCGTTAGAGGACACAACCAAGCGTCACTACATGAAACCTCTAGACCCCGCCTATGTAGAGGAAATGTCTAAGGACGGTTTTGACCCACACCTTGACCTTGCCAAACATGCTGGTGTCGTCACACAAGAGGACATCGACAAACACAACAGTGGAGAGCGATCATTGAAGGCACTACGCAAGAACTACAAGGTGGTTAACTACAGTGCCACATATGGCGTAGGATCGGCTAAACTGGCCCGTGAGACGGGTATGGATCAACGTGAGGCACAGAAGCTACTAGATGCGTTTTGGGAGCGTAACTGGTCTGTAAAAGAGGTTGCAAGCACCCTGCGAGTAAAGGAACGGTTCAATAGCATGTGGCTACAAAACCCAGTCTCTAAGTTCTGGTACAGCCTACGTTCAGACAAAGACCGTTTCTCTACACTAAACCAAGGTACTGGGGTTTTCTGCTTTGACACTTGGGTAGCTGGATGTCGTAGTCGTGGTCTTAAGACTATAGGCCAGTTTCACGACGAGGTTATCGTTCTGGTCAAGGACGGTGAACAAGAAGAAACTAAACTGAAGATGGAGCAAGCGATACATGCTACAAATGAAAGAGTAAAACTAAACGTACCTTTGGGTATAGATGTGCAATTTGGCAACACTTACGCAGAAATACACTAAGGTATAAATAAATTTACAACTTTGGTTGCATTATGCAATATTATGATAGTATATACATATACAGTCTTGAAGAAAGGTATCCGACATGGCTAAATATACACTCGACATGGTCCTAGAATGGGCAAAAGTTTTTCCTGAGAATGCAGACATGGGAGACCCACAAGGGAATCGTGTTGCTCGTGCAGTAGCAGAAAAGGGCGGACAATACATCGTCAACGCATACTTCACAGACGAGGCAGACATTGACAAACTCTTAGAAGATGGCCTCAATCCTAAGCCTATGAACTCTGACCGTATCCTTGAAGGTAATGCTTCTTATGGTGTTGGTAAGTTCATGAAACTCAAACGTATGGTCACTGATGTCAAGAAGTTCACAGACCGCTTTGGTAAAGAGTTTGAGAAAGATTATGGTGGTCAACCTGCTGTAGTAGATCTTACAAATGGCGTGGAGAATAAACGGCGTTGGTCTTTTGAGGATGATGGTCCACTCGGTAATGGTACACTAGCAAAAGTGCAGTTTGAGACTTACGCTAATGGCTCTGGAGTGCGCTTACTTAATGTTGGTGTGGTCGAACACGTTGAGCCTCAGATGTCGTCTGACACGTCAGAAGATGATGAAATGTTTATGGTGGGTTAAATGAGCGTTCTAACTTTAAAAGAAGTGTCTAGCTTAGTGGAAGACGGTATTAACGAAGAGGCCTACTACTCAGCTCACGTTAATGACTTGCAGGATGTTGCATACTTCTTATCAGAAGCTCTCCGACGAATGGGTTATACTTACGTTGAAGATGTTTCTATCAAGAAGAGTGACGGTACTTACATTAGATCGGATCTTTGATGCTAGGTGGCAAAGTCTTAATTGATGGCGACTACATAGCTTATGTTGCAGCTTTTAAAGCTGAGAAAGACTCCGAGGAACATGCTTGCAGACTTCTGGATGAGATCATAG